TTGCTCGTTCACCTACCCAACCCAAGGTCTCTAAACCGTTGGTGGCGGTGATCAATGCCTTGATCTTGTTGGTCTCTGTGGCAGTAGTCCAAGCCAATGTGCCCACCATGCCGTCAGCAATGCTGTCGGCACCAGCAACGCTCAGATAGCTGTTGGCGTTACTGGCTCCTGCAGTCGCGACGAGGGTAGGCACTGGCTTTTGGGCTATTGCCTAGGATTCCGGGGCAACTTCGGTTGTACGTGCGTATGTCTGATGAGCGAACTTCCAGAAGAGATGCTCCAAGCAGTCGAAGATGCCAAACCAGCTCCAAAGGCATCTCGTAAAAAGGCGGCTAAGGAAGATCCCGCTCCCTCCAACGGCATCCGCGAGTGGAAGGATGTTGTGCCCCAGATCCGTGAACTTAAGGAGGCTGGTGCAACTGTCCCTGAGATCGCAGAAAAGCTTGAGCTCAGCTACGTGCTCGTCAATCAGGTGATGCTGCAGAGCTACAAGATGAGCGTTGACACCATCGGTGTCTTTGAGCGGCAAGAGAAAATGCGCCTCGGCATCGACTGACAATAAAAAAGCCCCGCCGAAGCGGGGCATTGATTCCTCCTGCGATCAGGCGTAGACGCCGGTGTCGTAGGGGGTGTTGACCAGCAGACGCACCAGGGGCACGTTCTTGGCGCTGGTGTAGGCCAGACCCCAGGAGCCAGTGGCGCCGAGGTTGCCGGTGGTGGCAGCGTTGGTGGGGTTGTCACCAGCAGCAGCCCACTTGGTTCCTGCGACGTGGAATCCGTAGTGGAAGTCGCAGATCAGGAGATCCTGGAAGCTGGACTTGTTCCTATCTACCTCAACGCGCAGATCCTGTTGCATCCCTTCAGAAACAACATTCTGCCCGAACAGATAGACCGGATATTTGTTGAGGTGGGTGGCAGTACCACCAGCGATTACGCCGATCTGATCGTCGATCACGACGTTCAGGCCAGCGAAACGGCCAACTTGGCCAGCACCCAGACCAGCGCCGACGCCGCCACCGGCGTACACGCTGCCACCAGCTGTCTGCACTTGCAGGTAGCCAGTCTCTTCCAGGTAAGCAGCCACGTTGCTGTGCATGGCGATGCCAGACAGCTCATAGCCGCGCTCTCCCAAGGCTTGCTTGGCTGCCACCACATTGGCAGCAGTCAAGTAGTTAGCGGAAGTAGCAGAGGTGGTGCCGGTCTTATTGACGGTGTTAGCACCGAGAACACCAGAACCAGAGATGTTGCCAAACAAACCGCCCAAATGAGCGACCAGAGTGGCAGTCTTCAGACGGTTGATCGCGCTAGCCAGTTGGTCACGAACGTGAGCCAAAGGATCAGCACCGCTGCCGAGTTTCGAAAGATCGTCGGTTGCGTACTGGAAGCCACGATGCAGGATCGTCATGATCTGCTCGTCAGCCGTGATGTTCTGGCTGGTCAGATAACCAGCGCCAGAAGTACCCCAGCTATTACCGGAGGTGATCACCTCCTCAGTGGGGTTAATCGCGTCGAAGAACGGCACGCGAACGCGGGTGCCGCCAGCGCGGGCATCCAGAGCACTATTGCGCTGGATAATTCCGGCCTGGATGAAGGCCGACTGCTCAAAAATACGCTCCGAGGTGTACTGAAGGAACTCGGGGCGGGTGATCAGGTTGGACAGGAAGGTCCCGCCCATGTTTTGTTGTGCCATTGCCTTGAAATGCGGGGTTTACCGTGAGTTACCCGCGACCTGCCTCAGCCTTTAGGGCCTTAGCAAGATCTGGGTTTTCTGCTTCCAACCTCATTGCTTCCGTCAAGTTGAAGGTCTCCTTCTTGTACGGATTTGCGACTCCAGGTAGACCGCTGGCACTAGGCCCGCTGCCCATCCCTACAGCTCCTGAACTCTTGAAGTGATGTTCCCAACCGGAGCCGGGATTACGGAGCTGCGTCAGATAGGCATTCAGCGGTTGCTCAATTCCATTGACGATGACCGCCGGGCCATTGTCGCCAGATCTGAGTTGGTGCTGTAGCAACCCATAAAGCTGCTCGGGTGCAAGCGCATTTGCCTGGCCGATCTGTTGGATGGCATGGGCTCGTAACCGTTCTGCACTAGCTTCTGCATCTTTTGCCTGAAGCGCGGCTTCAAGTTCACTGATGCGCTGTTGCAGACGCGCATTATCTGCGTTTGCCTCCTCCCACAGCTTCTTATACTCACCACTGGCGGCGAGTTGTTGCTGCTTGCCTGACTTCAGCTCAGTCTCACGTTCGCGCAGTGCTTTCTCTAATTCACCAAGCCGCTCGTTTAATTTGCGGTTGGCTTCGCCTTTACTGAGATTGTCCTGTTGGACAAGCTCTAATTTCCGGCGTAAAGCAGTTGCGTCGTCGGAGCTGGTGGTCGCTTCGGGTTGCTGATTCACGGAATCAACCTGTTCCCCCGCGGAGGGAACACCCATGACTTCATCAGTCATGCAATGAGGTGAAACTACACCCGAGGTTGCCCCTATCCACTTATCTCAGGGATCAATACACACCGGCACAACGGATGCAATGGAGGTGGGCCTTCGGGGAAGTCCAAGATTTCACGCTCTATTTGCCCGTTTAACGGTCGGCACCTTGGACAGGTCTTCGGGTCAAGCACCGCATCCCAACGCCAACGCACAATCTCGATGAGTCCGTCCTGCCTTGCTACTTGCGCTGCACGCTCTGCAGCCGGTGTCGTCACCGCCCATAAGACAGCTGCTGTGATTGAGCGGACTCGCTCACGCCACGCATTCGCCACCGTTCCCTTTGTCACCACAGGAACGTCCCTGCCCGCACGGGTCCTGACCTCCAACACCCGCCTGGCTACTTGCGGTGTGGTCGGGTCATCAAAAAACATGCCGATCACACTCCGCTCCAACAGCTGCAGCAGCTGCGTGACAAACGGCGGAATGCCGGTGACGGGGGCAGGGGCAAACAGCTGCGATAGCCGCACACCCACCACCGTGGTTTCGTCCAGCACCTCCGTCAGCGGCCGAGGCAGCACACGCCCAGGCCCCAAACCAAACATCCGCTCCACTGGGCCGATCACGATGGTCTCCATCGCCGCTACTCGACTCAAGATCAGCTGGGAGAGGGTGCGGTTGGCTTCAAATAACCACGGCAGCAGCTCGCGTCTGATCTGCGGCCACCTCAAGTACCGCTCAAATCGCGAGTCCGGTAGCTCCCTCAAGAGCAACGCATAGATCCGTAGCGCCAGCTCATACAACACCTCCTTCGCCTCGGCGTCGGTGATGTCCTCCTGCTGCGTAATCGCAGCAGCTAACTCGCGGATGTACTCCTCAGGTGTCATTCAACGTTACGACCCGGCCGCAGTGGGGTAGGCAGTGTCTGGCTGCTTAGAGATTCGCCCTGGCCTGCGTTCTGGAATGCCATGTCAGGCCCCGCCGCAGCTAGGCGCTCCATCACCTCCTGCTCAGCCAACCGCTCCGCCGTCAAGCTCAGCTCTTCATCCAGATCAATGGTTGGTGGAAGCACCTCGCCGTCTTGGAGGATCCGCAACAGCGTCTGCTGGCTAATGGCGTTCTGCATGTAGAGCTGCAGGTAGGCGGTGATCTGGTTGCCGTCAATCAACCTGTTCTCGTAATCCCGTGGGATGTTCACAGTCGGTGGTTCGATGCCCACGTACTGCGAGGCCAGCTCGAAGATCTGTGCAATCGCTCGCTCTAGATCACCACTGATTACCGCCATGATCGAATCGCTATCGATGCGATCAATCCGGCGTGCTTCCGCAGCAGCGTTGGTGATGTTTGCCTGGCTCAGCGTGTTCACGCCCAACCTGCCGATCTGATCCTCAAGCTCCTTAAGGCACTTCAGCTGGCTATCAAATGCCTCGCTGGTGGGTTGGACGTACTCGGCACCACCATCTGGGGGTAGGAGTAGGGCTGTATTGACGCTGATCCCAAGCGGTGTATCGCTATCGGGGTCAAAGCCACGCAGCACCAGCATCGGGTTCGCACCGACGTGGATCGCATGGTGGAAATCACAGAAGCGCTGCGCATAGGCGATGCACAGGTACGCCACCTCCATCAGAGGAGGCACGCTCATCAAATTGCCGGTGCGGTTGGAATAGACCGTCACCATCGGGATCTTGCTGACGCTGGTGCGGCCACGGCCCTCCAGCTCCCAAATCGGTGCTGTCGTCAAACCAGTTGTGGCAGGCGTGCGCCAAATCTCATAACGACCCGGCTCCATCACGCGGATCTGATCAACCAAGTCCTCGCCATACGCCCCTGAACTGACCACCACGCGCTCCTTGATCCGCACCTGCGCCAGATCACTGGAGGTGGAATCGTTGGCCGTGCGCCATCCCAAGATCTGGTTCGGAGCAATCGGCACCAAGTAGGGCTTACGCCGTAAACGGCGCTCCTCCGCCAAGGTGCGAGCACTCGTGTCGTTCGCGTAATCAACAACCGTGCTGCTATGCCCGTACAGCAGCGCCGTTACCAGCTGACGACGGGCGTACTCATTGAGGGTGGTGCCATCACCGGTGACATCCTTGATCCATTCATCCCAGTAGGGATCGCCCTCGATCTGGATGCCCTTGCGCAGGATGATCCCCGCTGCCTGTGATGCCAGCCTGTTGAGGAACGGCGGCATGGTGGCATGAAAGATCCGCCGCTCATAGCTCTCCTTTGCCTCAGAGGGCTC